AGCAAATAATCAAATTGCATTTAAAGATTTTTATGCACCTGCTAATCTTGCTGATGATAGTTTAAGCTTTGGAGCACCTTTGTCTTCTTCAAATCAAATGTTTACCAATAACTTAACATCTCAATTTCCTTCTACTCCAAATCCACTAGCATTAGATCCTAGAAGAATGGTTGTAGATACTCCACTTACATTAGGCGAAAAAGTTTCTGAATTTGGCTCTAATATTATACCTAATACTGTATCATATGCTCAACAAAATCCTATGATGGTATTGGGCGGTGGACAATCACTTTTAAATATTAGACAACAAAATGAAATGGCAAACCAACAAAGATTAAGAAATGCTATTGCATCAGCACCACCAATTAGGCAAGGTCAATCTGGTCCAATGGCTGGCAATCTACTACAAGTAAGAAGGATAGGATAATTATGGCAGATATTCAAGGATTACTAGACACACTTTTTCTTACAAGACAAAGCCCTGTTGCAGGTCTTTTAACTCAAGACGAACAAGATAGACTTAAAACACAACAATTAATTGGTACTGGTGTTGGTTTAGCTACTGGTATTGCACAGAATTGGAATCAAGGTCCAGTTGGTGCTGCTTTAGGTGGATTTACAGGTGCAACTGCAGGTAGACAAGCTCCTATTGATTTTGCAACTAAAAACTTCATGACTCAAACAGAGTTATCTAATCTTATGCAAAATATTAGAAAAGGTCAGTTTGAATTAAAAGCTTTAGAAAGAACAGAAGCTGGTCTAGCAGATGCCATTAAAAGCAATCCAGAATTAACCAATGCTTTCTTTATTGATCCAAAGGGCACATTAGAAAGATTACAAAAAACACAACCACAATTCAGACCTCTTCCAGAGATTGATAAGCAAGACCTTTCAATTATGCAAGAACTTGGCATTGACCCAAGAAATCCATCTGCACAAGATATGGCTGATGTTCGTATTGCAAAAGATGCTATTGCTGTGTCTTCTTTAGAGAAGTCAAAATTAGCAGTTCCTAGAGCAGAATTTAAATCTAAATTGCCAACTGCTCCACTTGATGAATTACCATCTGCAGATAAAATTATTGCTCAAATTAAACTAAATAGAGCAAATAGAATTAATCAACCAAATCAAGTTGTTACTCAACCACAAGTTACTACCCCTGCACAAACTAATGTTGCACCAGTAACGCAACCACAGGTTACACCACAAACTCAACCTGCTGCAGTTAATACAACAAAAGTTCCACAAACAAACTTGTCTGCACCTCCAGCTCCTTCTGCAAAAACAAAAACTACCATTCCATTTGTAAATAGACAAGATGTTTCTGCGGTTGCAAGACAGCAATTAAAAGATAATCAAGGCGAAATTCAAAAGAGATTAACAGATTCATTTACAAGTTTAAATAATTTTGAAAAAACAGTATATGATATTATTACTGATAAAGACCTTGATAATGCTTTTGGTCCTTTAGCAACTAAACGTGCTGGTATAGAAGGAACTGCTGCTTTTAAAGTAAACAATCTTATTACAAGTACAGAAGGTGCTGCGTTAGTAAATGAATTAAAAAAACTTAAAGCGTTATCACCTCAAGGATCTGCAGGAACTGGTCAGTTATCAGAAAAAGAAGGTGATAGAATTATTACTTCTTTAAATAAAATTAAATTAGGATTATCGCCAGAAGAAGGTAAGAGAGTAATTGTTGAATTATTACAAACTATTCAAACCGCAAAAGCTAATCTTAATCAAGGTTATGTCAATGATTATGGTAATGACTTTGAGTTTCCAAAATCAGAATTTTTACCACTAGAAACAAAAGTAAAAACAGACAAAGGTGAAATTAAAGTATATTCTGGTGCAAACCCATATATCAAAAAACGTTTCCCAGCTAAAGCAGCTGGATTAGATCCAAATGCACAGTATTACATTATGAATAACGAATTATATTATTTCTAGGATAAATAATGGCTGCTGAATTATATAAATTACAATTAAATAAAGTTCCAGATGTCACTACTGCTGGTCCTGTAAAAGCAGGTGCTGTAGCAGATGTTCCAACTAACTTTTCTGTTTTACAAGCTGGTGCAAATATACCTCAAAACCTATTTGATATCTTGCGTGGTGGATACAATGTAATCACAGATCCATTAAATGTAGGTTATGGTGTTGGCGAAACTATAGCTGGTGGTGCTCAAACGGCTGCAAGAAAAAGTTTAGAGCAAATGTATTCGCCAGAAGAAGTATTGAGAAAGATGCCAGTATCTAGACAAGAAGAAATGTTTAGAACATTTGCAGCACCATATCAAAGTGCAGAATCATTTAAACAATACGCACAAGAAAGACCAGTAGAAGCATTATTAGATATATCTACAGGTGCTGGTATTGCATCTAAAGCTGTGCCATATAAAATTCCATCTGTTACAGGAAAAGTTCCATTTACAGAAAGACAAGTAACTACACCTGCTGTAGGTTTTTCAGAACTATCTAAAGCAACAAATCCATTATATTTAGGCGGTAAAGTATTAGAAGCTGGTTTGCCTCCAGTATTAGGAATAACAACTGGTGTTGGTGGTGAAGCTGTTAAAAAAGTATATGAAGCATCTAAAGCTGGTATTGATACTGCAATTAATCAAATTGTAGGAAAAACAGAATCAGTAGATATATTAAATAAAGCAAAAGCTGGTTTACAAGAGATGATTGCACAGAAAAATATGCAATATTCAACAGCTAAAAAATCAAGTCCATTTAAAGCTACAGATACTGGATGGGCTGCAAGTTCAGCTAGATTAGACTTTGCACCAATTAGAAAGTCTTTTGATGATGCTAAAAGATCTATTACTTACAGAGGTCAAGTAAGTGTTGGTGACAAAGAATTAGCTGCAATTAATGAAGTAGAGCAAATTCTTAATACTTGGGAATCTCAACCTAAATTACATACAGCTGCTGGTTTAGACTTCTTAAAACAAAGAATAGATGCTGTGTATCCAGAGAGTCCTAACATGACTCAAGCACAAAGAATTATTGATACTACTCGCAATGGTGTAAAGAATTATCTTGTTAAAGAAGTTCCAGAATACAAAAAAGCAATGGCAGACTATGAAAACTCTATTGAAACTATTAGAGAGATTGATCGTGGATTGCTTGGCGGAAACAGAGCTTCTCAAGAAACAGCATTAAGAAAATTATTAAGAACAACTCGTGATGAGACTGGTGTTAAATTATCTTTAGCTGATAAAATGAAAAACGCTACTGGTATTGATTTAACAACTGAAATTGCTGGTGCATCTATGAAATCTTATGAGCCAAAAAGTCTTCTTGGTACATTAGGAGGTGGTGCTGGTATTGCCAATATTGCATTTGGTAGTGCTGGATTAAATCCTTTAACAGCATTAGGTGTTGGTATCACATCACCTAAAATTACTGGCTTATTAACTCAAGCTGGTGGTAAAGTTGCTAGATATGGCACTCCTATTGACTTAACAGCAAAAACAGGGGTACAGCTTAACAAAGTACAAGATGCTATGAGTTTATTAGAACCAGATTTGTACCTACAACAACTAGATCAGATGTATCAAAATCAGCGATGATAGAGTGGCATGATCTAAAATTACCTCCTATTAACTTATATAACGCACCGAAAGTTTAGAAAAATGAGTGAGATCGACCCATTTAAGTACGGACAACTTGTGGCTCAAGTAGAGCAAATGGAAAAGAAAATAGATAAATTAGAACAAGGCATGGATGAACTACTAGCCCTTGCTAATAAATCCAAAGGTGGATTTTGGGCAGGCATGACTATAGCTTCATTTATTGGCGGACTATTTACATTTATTATGCACAACTGGTTAGGAAAATAAAATGCAAAAATTCCTCATGGCAGTTACTCTAGTATTGCTATGGTTGTTTTTATATGACTATGCGGATAGCAAAGAACTTCCAAAAGAAATGTCTATGAAAACAGATGTAGGTGAAGTTGTGCTTACTACAGAAGAATGTATCTTTATAAAGATGGGCTTAAAAAACTATCCTTATGCTGCATACGCTACTGAAAAAGGTAAAGCTAACCATGAAGGATGTTGGCGTAAAGATGATGTCAATGGTATGTCATCTGTCTTAATTTACTTTCCTGAAATAGACTCTACAGCAGTATATAATCCACAACTATTTAGCCCACGTTCAACACTATGACATTTATTACTGAAAATAATATAGCGAACTTGTATGACACACTTATACAATTTCCTGTGTTTGACGAATATAAACTCCCACCTGCAAGCAAAGTGGACTTCGTAGTAGTACATGACGATACTATCTGTGGACAATACGAACCACCAGAAGCAGGCGAACCACATATCATCACTATATCAACTGCAAAGTGTGGACATTTAGATACAGTTATCAAGACTATTTGTCATGAAATTATCCACATGATATGCTATCTTGAATCCCCTAAAACCGAGAAATATACAAGTCACAAAGGTTTATTCTTAAAACTACAAAAGAGAGTAGCTAACACACTTGGCTACGACCCTAAAGAACTATAAGGAGAATATCATAGATCCAATCACAATATTATCTGCTTTTGCACCAGTAGCTGTAGATTTAGGCAAATCACTTATAAATAAGTTTATTGCACCTGACCAATTTAAACCAGCTACTATAGAACAATATGTCAAGATGAAAGAAATTGACCTAGAATTCTTTAAAGTAATGAATGAAGCTGGTGGTGGTAACCCATCATACTTATGGGTAGAAGCTATTATCAGACTTATGCGACCAGCTATTGGCTTATTAGTTTTAACAACATGGGCTACTATGCACCTTAACGGTACAGCAACATCTGAAGTAGATAACTTTGCAAGTGCAGTTGGTTTCTATCTATTCGGTGAACGTTCACTATTACACATTAAAAAGAGTGCTAAATGATAATCTTACATTTTATGAATTTTATTGGGTTATCGTTTCTTAAATTAATTGTTGTTACTTTATTATTTATTGCTATGGGATTCTCTCTAGCATTTATGATGGCAATGGAATCACTTACATACGCATTGGAATATATCAATTCATATGTTGATTGAAGTAAAGCGATTTGAGTTTAAAGATACACATACTATAGGTAAAATGTATATAGATGGTGTGTATGAGTGTTATACGCTAGAAGATGCAGTTAGAAATGGTGCTAAAGTCATGGGCAAGACTGCTATACCTACTGGTGAATATAAAATCATTATAGACGCATCTGTACGCTTTAAACAAGACATGCCACACATACTTAATGTTCCTAACTTTAAAGGTGTTCGTATTCATGCAGGTAACACATCTGCACATACTGACGGATGTATATTACTAGGCACAACATGGGCAGGTAAAGACTTTATTGGAAACTCTAGAGTAGCTTATAAAAAGTTCTTTGACAAACTAAAGAAAGCTAAAACAGCTACCATTAAAATATGCTAGATTATTTTATCTGCGATATACTTTGTGCAATAGATCATTTTAAGTATATATTACTGTTTTTATTAGGATATCTAGTATATAATAGTGTATCTAATTAATAGAGACTACTATGAAAATTTTAATGATTGATATAGAAGTATCACCTAATACAGCTCATGTATGGGGTATCTACGACCAAAACATTTCAATTAATCAGCTATTAGAATCATCTTATACGCTTTGCTATGCTGCTAAATGGTATGGTGAATCTAAAATCATGTTTGACTCAATTCAGAAGTCTGGCAAGAAAAAGATGTTAGAGTCAGTGCATAAGTTACTAGACGAAGCTGATGCCGTAGTGCATTATAATGGCTCTAGGTTTGATATACCTATCCTACAAAAAGAATTTTTATTGTCTGGTATGAACCCTCCAGCACCTGTTAAACAGATAGATTTATTGCAAGTAGCAAGAAGACAGTTTAGATTTGTTTCTAACAAACTAGACTATGTATCACAAGCTTTAGGATTAGGAAGCAAGACTGAACATGAAGGTCATACTTTATGGGTCAAGTGTATGAATAATGATCGTAAGGCATGGAAGACTATGGAAGAATACAATAAGAACGATGTTATTCTTCTAGAGAAAGTGTACGACAAGTTTAAAGCATGGATTAAATCACATCCAAATCATAATGCGTATTCCGCAAATACTTGTTGTCCAAATTGCGGTTCACGCAAATTAAATAAACGTGGCACTCAAGTTAGTTTGTCTAGAGTTTATCAACGCTTTCAATGTCAAGGATGTGGCTCATGGTCTCGTGCAGTAAAATCAGAAAAAGTAGCAAAAGAAGCGGTTATCAGCATATAGGAAATATTATGAATTTAGAAAAGTTATGTGAGCACATTGTAGGAAAGCAAATAGTAGAAGCAGAAGCCTACTACGGTGAAGACTTACTTATTCTGGTATTGGATGACGGAAGCCACATAGAGATTAGTGGCGATGGTTTATCAGTATATTCAGAAATTCCAGATTTAGACGATTAAATTAAAGCTATGTAGATCTGTATTTTTAATCTCATATAGATCTGCTTTTGTTTCAAAAGTAGTGTTGTCACTTCTTGTTCTAACAGTTCCTTTTAGATAAAAATTAGCTTTTTGTAAAAATTCTTTTTTATCTATCCATCCACATATTGTTAAAGTCATATTAATACGATTTAAACTACAAAATATATATCTGTCTACTTTATACTTATCTTGCATACCTATTAAATTATTTACAAAATAAGGTTTAGGATCACAGTTTCTACCCATAGTTTTTACATCATAAGTTTTATTTTTATATGTAAAATCTATACCACCATCAAATCCATTAGCATCTTGTATTAATGGCAAACCAAGTAAGTCTTGAACAACTGATTGACCTACAATGCCTCTTAATTGTTCAGAGGCATCACCATCAGCAATACCTCTTTTCCCAAAATTAGTTGTTTTTAATATACTTCTACAATGGGATACAATTTCATCTTTTATTTTAATGCTAATCATCTACCATTTCAAGTCTTTGTAGCTGTGCAGTAACTTCTGGAGGATTAATAGCCTCTTCATCACGCATTACTTCTACCAACTTGTTTTTATACCATTCAGATTTAGCTAAATCTTCTTCTGGTCTACCCTTAAATGGATATCTTAAATCATACTTAAGTTTAGATCCTTTTAAGTAACCAATAAACTCCTCTTTAGTCAAACGACTCGCTATAATATCTATCGCTTCCAACCCCCCTACCAAATAATGCTTCGGATGATTTACGTTGTCCATCTACTACCTCCTTTGTTAAAGATTTTTTAATACGATACGCTTCATTACCAATTCTTGCTACCATACTCTTGCTTAATGTAGGCTTAAGTTTAAGTAAGCCTTGTGCTGCTAATTCTTTTAGCTTTGTTCCATTCATCTTAAAATGTCTTCTAGCATCAGTATTAGTTCTGCATTGTGGTGAGTCTATAAACGCTTGTATTTCGTTTATTAACTCTTGATTATAAAGTCTTGGTGCTCCCATTATATCCCCACTAAAGATGATTTAATATATTTAAGTATTCCATAATTCCATCCTCGCATTGTACACTCTATTAGCGTATAGTCAAGTAATAATTCATCAATTCTACGTCTATTGTATGCAGAATGAAACTCTATTAAAAATATGCTTGGAAAATGAACTAGGTTTTCAAGTATCTCAATTTCCGCACCTTCTGTGTCAATCTTCATGATGTCGCATCTTGGTAAATGTTTAGCTGACATTACTTTTACCATTTCACCATCTGCTCTTTGCTCTTCACCTTGATATAAACTTGCTTCACCACAGTTATGAGTGCCATAATACATCATACGTTCACCATCATCTTTGCCTATGGCTATGTTCCTAACAGCTATATCAGTACCTTCTATGTTTTGCCTTAACAGATTATAGTTTTCTTTTATAGGCTCATAACAATCTATTTTTGCGTTATCAAAGTATTCATGTGCCCATACTGCAAAGCCACCAACGTTAGCACCAATATCTATAATAGATGGATTGCTAATTTTCCCAATAGCGTATTCACCTTGAAATATCTTACCTATATGGCTAATCATGTTATTAGGAATTATCATTTCAATATGTTCCAACAGATTTGTAGCTTATTCCAAAACGATAGTTTTTTTGAGTTTTCTACAACGTAATCTGATAACGCTTTTTGTATGCCTGCTTGTAGTATTATTTCTCTTCCTGCTTGATTCATGTCAAGCGTTAACTTGCAATCACCTACTTTTGTATCTTTAATACTAACTACTTTGATATATGGCTTGGTCATACTAATCTCCCACTATACTGATAAGTTCCTGTATGGACTAGCTGTGTCCATGCTGCACCATGTACTTTAATACCATTATCACGAGCAAGTTTACAGAAATGGTAATCTTCAGATAATAAATGATTGTTCTCATCTATACTTGTTGCAAAGTATTCTGTAATTTTATCGCCTAGATCAGAGTTATCATTAGTGTCATTCATGTTATGAATATATGACGGACATTTGTCTTTTAACTTCTCAAATACCTCACGCTTGATTAACATAAAGCCTGTGCCACCATGTTTAACTTCAAATGGTTTATCAGTAGGAACTAGATCAGTTTCATTAACTAGATTCACTACATACTCACCTGTAAAGTATTTCAGTTGATGTTCTGGAACTTTCTTGTCAATAGCAAATTTAACACCAGCCCAATTTATTTCTTTCTTTGGATATACACCACAGATAATATCTACATCAGCATCTAGCATTTTAAAGAAGTGCTCTGGCTCAAAGCTAATGTCTGCATCTATAAACATCATATGTGTTGCATCACCTTTTAGAAAATCATTTACAAGCGTATTACGACCACGAGTAATAAGACTTTCATTATAAAGAAATGAGAAATATGCGTCTATATCTTTAGATATAAGCCATGCCTGTAGTTTAAGCATAGATTCTAGATATGTGCCGTAACACAAACCTC